TGGTTATAGTGCAGAACTTTAATTATGGCTAAATACAAATTAACTAAAAATATTGACACAGGAGTTGTTGATAAAGTAAAGCTTACTGAGGATGGCAAAACGTATTTTATAAATTTTAATCCAGAAAGTAGTTTATACCAACAATATCTTGATTGGAAGGCAGAGGGAAATGAACCCGACCCTGCTGACTAATTAACCTTTTCGTGCATTTGTCTTGTCATCATCCCCATAGTGACGTAGAGAGGGGATAGGGCTACAATAAGCAGTAATACAAGCACACTTGAAAATGCTAGTGCTTTCAAAATTGCAAATTTAATCATTTTTTTCTATGCTAAATCGGATCTGTCAGGTTTTGAGTATCATCTCATTTACAATGGTAGCTGCCATGAGTGGTGGAACGTACTTTGCATACAAATATGTAACATCAGAACAGTTTCAAACAAGAGTTATGAATGAAATTCTTAGAAATGTACAGGGAATGATGCCTAAAGTACTAGAGAAAGGATTACCTGATCTTACTGGGCCATCTTTACCTTTACCTCCAACAATGAGTGAATCAAAGATATAATTGGAAATACCTGAAATTTATATTCCTGAAATATACGTTCCAGATGTGCCAGAAATATATAGTCCTCATTACATAGAAATAGCAAAACCACCTGATATAGATGTCCCTGGTTGTACTTATCAGCATCGTGATATAAAAAACACTGGTAATCGTAATTTATTATTAGATGATCCTAATGGTGTATATACAACGTGTGATTTTCCATTTCCTAGTTTTGTTCCTCTTGACTATACACCTGAAAATCTTGTCATTACGGAAGAAGCACCTATTAACAATGAAACACCACCTTTACCAGAAACACAGACACCAGATACAACAATACCAGAAAAAAAAGAAGAAGAAATAGTTATACCTGATTGTCCTGGTAAAAATGACAGAAGGGTAGGAGAGTTTACATCAGAGTTGCGTACAGAAAGAGTTAAGGGTTATAAGAGAGGAGAAGATGGTATTGAATGTATTGCTATCTATGAAGACGTTCCGTTTATCAATCAATACATCCCAACTGCTAGTGCTGTTGTTAATACAGTTGTTATTGCTACTGTCGCTGCCTCTACTCCATTACTACTTAATGTTATAAAACCATTAGTAAAACAGGTCATAAATAAGTTTACAAAAAAGAAAAAAGAGAAGTAAAATAATAAAACCTTATTCACCATGGCGAAGGATAGGGTGTCTAGGTAGGCAAGTCAAAACCCGTGCTTGTCTACTGCTTTAATTGATGCTAATGTGATATACAAGCATTGCAATCTGTAAGCCCCTACTGATTGAAATAAAGGTAGTTTAAACGTGAGCCCAGAACCAATGCTTATTTTATTTTGTGAGTATGTGGGATAACTTGATTTGGTGGGATATTAACAACAATATCTTCACAAGTAACAGCACTAGGAGTGTTAGGTTTGAAAGTAACACCTAATTTCGCCTGTTTTGCACACATCTCCAAACGATATAAACTGATTTCCATTTTAGTTTTCTTTATTAATAACTTTTGAGCTTCAATATTTACTGCACTTGCTTCGTGACAAAGGGCTGGTGACTTTCCTAATGGAATATTTATTTGAGCAGAAATTCCATAATTTAAATTAAAGTTTTCCTTCTCGAATCTAGGAGTTTCCTGTACATATTTTATTTCTCCAGTATTCTCGTCATATATATTTTGTCTAGTAACAGTTTCTCTAGGTAATGAAAATGTATGCGAGTCAGTTACATACGGAGTGATAGTAAGACTAGGAGAGGCACAGACAATACCCTGACTCATACGAAAAGAAGGCATTGATGACGGAGTTATCATGGTTGCATTATTGTTCACTACACCTTGGGCATTACTACTTGGCGAAGCCACTGTAGTGTTTGCAAAAGTTTTGACAGGACAAAGAAATAAAGCTATTGCCCAAATGTAGTTGTAGTTTCTACTGTGGTTGTTGTATTTATTGTTCTTGTTATTGTCGTTACTGTGTCTAATCCTGGTGTTATTAGAGTTTCTTGAAGAGAAAAGGCTGATCCTGGAGTTACCACTTTCCATCTTGGAACTGCTTCTAGATTTGGTGAAGTCCAACTAAAACTTACCCCTCCAACTGTTTGTTCTGTAAGAGTTGTAGCTGTAGGGTTGATATATCCATTGAGGTCATTACTTTCAATATTATGTCCTGATGCAGAGTATGAGTACCCTGTTCGATACTGATGACTTGTAATGGTTTCATTTATTACTGATTCTGAGGTCGAGCTAGTTTGAGAACTACCCGAACGAAATTGTGGAACTACAGGAACAGCAAGTGTTCTTATAGGACATAATAGTAAAACTAATAACCAAAGTCTAGTCAATCGTAATACGAACAGTAGTAGAGCCAATACAGCTAGTACCTGACCCTCCAGCCGTGCAGGTATGAATTCCTGAGCTAACACTCGTAAGGGCAAGATTTCCAGCAGTCCCTCCAGAAATTACTGTGGTTTGTCCACCAAGCACAGGTAGACTTGCAATACCGCTAGAAGGAGTAATTGCAGATTGTGTTACATCTCCAGCTTGATATGATTCCGATAGTGAGAATGCTGAACCAGCAGTTGTGACCGATTTATTTGTATTTACTAAAGCTGGTACTCCATTACTTAAGCTACCAAGATTCAATCCACCGATTCCATTTGTAACCACACTATCTCCTGTTCCTGTAGATGTAGTAATATTGTTTCCGCTTATGCTGTAGCTTGATGGGGCTGCATTTGTAATTACATAAGGCGAGTCTATAGAAATTTGTGCAGAGGTCACAAATTCTTGTTTTATGTCCGCAAAAGCAGCCGAAGGTAAAAATAGAAGTAAAGCAAACAGTTTTTTCATTTGATTCCTACTTTGTTTTTACTATTATCCACTATTTTAGGGTTATTACTGTTATTTTGACCACTTTTCTTGTTTCCTACGCTTATTCCATAAGAGCCTAAGACCCCCGAAACTAAGCCGGCCGTGAACGCTCCATCAATTCTTACTCGACCCATGTATCCCAAAGTCATCATTGATAAACTCCAAGTTAAAATCAGAAATCTGATCGCATGACCGAAGAGTTCACCCCATTCAATACCTTCTTTTTCTTCTTTCTCTTCAGCCATAAAAGTTAAGATTCTTGTCCAATACTAGCATTTTAGCTATGTTTGGGAAGTAACACATATTTATTCCATGTATAAGATTCTAAAACCAATCTTAATGACCTTTTTAACAACAACTGCTGTTAAAAGGTTAGTAGTTGATTTATTAAAATCAATTGCAAAGCAAACTACAAATACACTTGATGATAAAGCGGTTGAAATTTTAGAAAAACAACTTTTTCCCTAACATGAAAATTACTAAATTTCTCAACATAGATATTGAGCCAGCTCCCCCAGAAATGGAATTAGAGATTGAAATGCAGTGTAGAGAAATTATGAAAGCTAATGATTTAGATAATGTAAAAAGATATTGCACTCATATGGTTAGAAAAAAATTTGATCAAGATATTTTTATGGCTTCTTTATTGAACAGACTTATAGAATTGGAAGCCGAAAGAGTTGTTCAGCAAATGAGAAAAGAAAAGAAAAAACCAACTAATCCTATTAAGAAGTTTTTTCGTATTCGTTGATTTCTTCATCAGTAAAATCTCTGATAAATAATTTATCTATCTTGTCAATTTCATAATTATATTTAAGAATTGCAGTTCTTATATGCTCTGTAACCCAACGACCTTCATCATAAACTACTTGTGCTTTACCATTTTCTTTAATGAAAACATAATGATCCTGACCTTTCATTTGTATCTCTAAAAAATTTTTTTCAAGATTTTTACGTCTTATCTGTTTAAGTTTGCGTAATTTTTCAACTGATTTTCTAACTGGTTTCATTTGAAATAAAGATCATGAACACGTTGAAGTGGGATTGCAGCTACAGCTGGAACAATACTATTGCCTAGGGCTTTAGTTCTGTC